ATTCATTTTTTAATCCTTAAACTGGAAATTTAGATTTGAGGAATTGCTCAAGAAGATATAAGCCCCGTGAACCCATATTCCCCGCAATACCTACGCAAGCCGCAGTAATCAAAGGTGCAACGCCAGAGTTTTCAAGAATCCAAAACACAATAATTCCAGTAAAGGCGGCGCTGGTTACTTCTCCGATTAGCTCAATAATGTTGAATACTCTAGTATTTCCTTCTCTTAACTTACGCAAAAAAGAAACTAGACCGCCTAAAATAGCTAAACCTAGTACCCAGCCGTAAGTCATAAAAGAATAAGAAGTCGGGTCTTTAGGCGTATCTATCATGGGAAACTTTCGGGCGTAAAAAAACCCGCCGTAGCGGGTTGTTGAGTTAATTTATAAGACTGTTAATACTTACCTTCTGCGAATACATTTACAAAAACTGTACCATCATAGGTAAAGCTATGCTTGGGATTGACTGCTAGTACCATTTTCTTGTTCCATTTTAACTGGCATCCATTTGCCTATGTAATTCATTTGCGAATTAATATAGCGAACTTGCATTTCCGTTGTTCCATCCTCTTTTTGAAAAAGACGAAACTCAGGAGTGCTATTAGGATAGATTCCGTAAGTCATTATGCAGTTGGAATAGGTGCTGGAGGCGGTACATAAGGCGCAATAGTTCCATAATCACCCACCAATGCGCTATTGTATAAAACAACGCCATAAGGCATAGGGTCATTAGGAGTTGCTGTAAAAGGTAACTCCTCTGGAATTTCTACAAACTTAACAGTTAAATGAATTGCTGTATGAGCTTCATCATTCCAAATAGGGTCTTTTGCATATTCAATAGTTAACATTTTATTTTCCTTTAAGCGACACGAACAGCGATACCAAAAGCAGATGAGGCTTGACCACCACCAGATGAATTAGTACCTAAACCCATCCATTTCCAAGTACCAGAAATTGAGCCTGTTACAGTGCCACCAGTAGTACCATCTGCATTTGCCCATAATTGTATTTGTTGACTTGTTGTTCCAACAGAATAATTACCACCAAAAGTCCAATTAGCTTGATAAGCTTGAATCGATGCAAAACAATAACTTCCAACAGAATTAGCAGAAGGGGCAGACACGCTAAATGTAACCGCACCAGTAGCTCCTGATACTGCCACACCATTACCAGCAACCGCTGAAGTTACTCCACCCCCTGTAAAAGCTGTTGTTTGTGTTGTTGAATCAGGAAATGTAACTCCTGTACTACCCATTGATGTTGACATAAATTAACTCCTAAAAATTAAGGTGTGCCAGCAGAGTTTACTGCGGCTAAAGTTGTAAAATTACCAGAAGAATCTAATGATGCGATAGTTGTAGCACCATATTTAAATATTAGTTTGCCACCAGATTCTGTTATTGAATAATTGGTTAATCCCAATACACCGCTATAGCCAGAAAAACCGCTATAACCAGAATATCCACTAACAGAAATGCCATTAGTTCCATTTGTTCCGCTAATACCGCTATATCCGTTAAATCCACTTGTACCTGAATAACCTGAAAATCCGCTTATTCCGTTAAATCCTGAATAGCCAGAAATGCCAGAATTTCCGCTATAACCAGAAATCCCTGATCCGCTATAACCGCTAATACCAAATCCCGAATAGCCTGATGTACCTATACCGCTGTAACCAGAATACCCAGAAGTTCCAGAAGTTCCAGAAGTTCCAGAATATCCACTAAAACCAGATGTTCCTACACCGCTATATCCAGAAATACCACTATAACCGCTTATGCCAGAATAGCCAGAATATCCTACAAATTGTCCAATATCAGCCCAAGATGTTCCATTCCAAACCCAAAGGTCACCTGTATCTGATGTTACATAAGCATCATTAATTGTATTTCCTGTTGAGGGTAATGCGGCTGAATTTGCAACTGTGCCTTTAATAACAATAGCCGCACCGGGCAAACCGCTATAACCAGAAAAACCACTTATTCCTGATCCAGAATAGCCTGAAATTCCCGATCCTGAATATCCAGATAATCCGCTATATCCAGAATAACCTGATGCGCCAGAACCACCTGAAAATCCAATTCCGCTATATCCAGAATAGCCTGATGCGCCAGAACCACCTGAAAATCCAATTCCAGAGTATCCAGATTTTCCTGAATAGCCACTTGTGCCACTACCACTATAACCAGAATAACCCGAGGTTTGAAAAGCAGGGTATGTTCCGCCTAAATAGACTGTAGTTCCACCTAAAGTAATTCCAGTAGCAAAATTATCATCTAATTCTGATAAAGGAATTGGTGATGTAGCAGAAGCAAAAGTATACGGAACTGACATAAATATTTCCTTTAAACAGGAGTGTACCAACCAATAGGATCACTAAAATTATTTACCCATCCAACAGGAACGCTAGCATCATTTTCCCAAGAAACTGTCCCTGAAGAAATGGTTACTATGTAGTTATATTGAAATGGAAAATTTAATACTTTAGATTCCAAAGCTGAAACAAAAATAGGAGCAATAGCATAATCAGGTATTGTAATAGTTATAGTATTATTTGAACTATAAACAACGCTAATTTTATAAGTTTCATCTATAGGAAAATCAATTCCATCAATGCCTAACAAAAATCTTTTAACTCTACGCTTTAACCATTGTGTAGTGTATTGAAAGCCATCACCTTTATAGAAGTTCCAAGTCAAAATACGCTTAAAAACATCATCATCAACAATATAATAGCTATTTGTGCCAGTTGTTACATTTTGTGTATAAGCTGTAGTGTCATAAGGAACTGTGTCATATACACCTAAAGGTGAAAATTGAGCAGGAGAGCTAAGGCTAGGTCTAGTTACACCATAAATGGCATAAGCTGTCCAATCTAATAAAGGAGCTATTTGCTTTGTATAAATAGGCAAATTTAAGCTATTAGTGGCATCTAACCTAGTTTGTGATTCAGTATTGTAAGCAGTAAAAAAAGCCTGTAAATCTTCGTTATACGGATCTTTTGTATATTGCTGGTAAAGGTAGCTTGGAAGCACTTGTGTAAGCATATTAGCCTTGTACTACTGATACCAATGAAGCATTAGTAGAAAAATAGCTTTCAGGATCACCATAAATTAATAAAGTTCCAGAAGTTGGAGCAGTATCTATTCCATTAATTGCCACTACATAATCAATTTTTGATACTTGACTTGCAGAAATAATGGGTTCTACTGCATTTTGAAAGGAATCTTGCAATTCATAAGTATTAATTGGTTGACCAACAGGAATACTATTAATGTAATCAACAATAGCTGGGGTTGTTAGTTGAGCTACAGCAGTTGGAGATACTAAATTGGTAGAAATAGTGTTCCAAGTAATGACTATTTCAACAGTTTGAGAAGGTGGATTTACAAAAATAATGCTATAAATATCTGGATAATCATCAATAGATACAGTTATATTGCGTAAATTAGGCGTTACAACACCGCCACTTGTATAAGCATGACCTACAGTTGTTACTCCTAAACTAAAGGATTTTTCATCAATAACAGTAATGGTGTAGTTATTATTAAACCAAGATGGCGTAACACCAGCTATGGTAATTACTTGTCCAGTTGCATAGCCATGATTTAAATCGGTAGTGACAACACCCGGATTTGCAGTAGTAATAGCAGTAACAGCAAGAGTAGAACCTACTAAATTAGAAATATCAGGAACGCTATTAAAAATAGCATTAGCTACTTGATAAGGATCGCCGCCGCCTACAATAATTTCCCACTCATTAGTAGCAATTAATCTAATTGAAATCAGCCTAGCTTGAACCCCTATAACTTTTTGCAGTTGAGTTTTAATAAAAGTTGGTACACCTTGACAAGTAACCATACCAGCTTGAACTACTTGAGCTTGATACGAAGCAATTGTTTGTGCTGTAAGACCGGGCAATCCATCATCAGGATTAGTAACAGTAAGGGTAAACCCTGCTGGAACAGAAGTAATAATTTGAGTAACAGTTCCCGCTGGAATAGCCCAAGAACCTTGAACTGTTGCTAAACAATACAAAGGCGAAGTTTGTCCAGAAGTAGCAATAATTCCACCATCCTGAACTGTATATTGGTAAGTACCATCAGATACAGTAAATCCAACAGGAATAACAAAACCAGCAAGACCTGTAAAAACAACATAAACGGAAGTATTAGAACCTTGACCTTGTTCGACACCATAGACTTGCCCCAATTGATAAAGAATTGAAGGGTTAGCCGTTGCAGGGCTAATAGAGTTAACCAAATCCACAAAGGCTTGATCTTGTATTACTACAGCGCCAGCCGCAGTTGAAGCCATATCTTCTACAAGAGAACCCGGAAGGTTAGCTGTAAGACCGGGTGCTAAAGCTGTAGCCGCCGCAATTTCAGCATTTAATAGGTCTGTTGGTAAAGCTGGTATTGCTCCAGCAGTAGTTATTTGAGCCATTAAGTAGCCACCTGAGAAGAAATCGTTGTTCCGTTTTGGAATACAGCACTAATATTATAAGTTGGGTTTGCCGCATTTTGTTGTTTTAAT